AAAGTAGATGTACCGTACCTTTTTGACCACCCAGCCCCCTAAAGCACAAATCATTTGAAAAGTCAAGGGGTTGACAAAAATATTTTTTTGAGCGGTTGAAAAAATCGTATAGTATTGACCAACAAAATAATAAACATACAAACCAGCTATCGTGCATAAACCCTATTGTCGTGTCAGCTTCAAATTTTGGCACCTCTAAGCCGTTTTAAAACCTAACCAGCATAATCATAGGGGGCACAATAAAAAACGCTCTGAGGGCTTTAAAATAGCTCCAGAGCGAAAAAAGGAAAAATCGAATTTTTGGGTGCCTATATAGGAGTCTCCTTCCCGCATAATGACCATAACACGTTCTAAAAGTCAAGTCAAGCCATATATCAAGCATTTCGAAAATATTTTGTATAATTCTCTTTACATTTTTGGAATTTGTGTTACACTATGTTTGTAATCAATCAAAGAGATTTAGAAAAAACGAGGTATTAATTATGAAACGTTCTAGAAACGATTCTGAGCTTGTTATCAAGCTTTTTGAAGCAGGTAAGTATAATTACACTAGAAAGGATTTAAACGCCTTAAAAGCCCAGATTTGGCGTTCTAAGGTGTCATTAAAAATGAAAAAAGTATTAAAAGTTTTAGGTGCTTCGGTTGGAATTGGTTTTTCGTTTATGAGTGTATCCTATTTACAGAATAATAATCCTCAGATTGTGATGGCTGATGAGAATAATGGTCATACTCAGGCGGAAGATGAAGCATTTGATAAAGCCGCAATGCGAAAATCATATCGCGCTAATGTATATGTTACTGTAGTAGACCAAAATGGTCATAAATTATATGATCATTCATATACTGGTTATGTTATTGAAGCAGGAATGCTTCATAGTGGAACAACTCCACTTAAATCAGTTCACGTAAATAATCCATCTTTACCAACCGGTTATAAATGGATTGATGATCCTAACGAGATTCAGGAGATGCCTGGTGGAAGACTTCAATATAATTTTGTATTGCGTTGTCGTAAGCTATCAGCTGTTTCACATGGAACATCTAATTTTTCTGTTTCACATGAAACACATGCCCGAGTCAGAGGAGCAATTTATAATAAAGACTCAGAAGCCCACCAAGCATTAAATCCTTCAAATTCTTCAAATCCTTCGAAGGGTTCAAATCCTTCAAAGGGTTCAAAGGGTTCAAAGGGTTCAAAGGGTTCAAAGGGTTCAAATGGCTCAAAGGGTTTAAATGTTTCACATGGAACAAATGACTTAAAAGGCAATGTAGTTAAAAACACAAATAATTTATTATTTATCATAGGCTTTAGCGCTTGTTTGTTGGTTGGTGTAAGTTTAATTGGCGGTGGTTTTTATTCTATCTTTAAAAAGAAATAAGTGGTATAATAGGGCTACCACATGAAAGAGGTTTTATTTTGGATACTGATTATAATTTTGACTGTTCGCTTTTTCAAGATGATTTTCCCGAATTAGCGGCTCAGGTTATTAAAGTTTGTCAACTTGTGGGTTTTGCAGGACTTGAAAAAATTAGAATACCATATGCTCAAGCTAAGGCTTTTGCAGAGCAACGAGGGGCGTTATTTAACGGCTTAATGATGTTGGATGAAAACATCGATTTTTCTAATAATACCGAATATAAAGCAACGCATGCTCAATTAATTATGGATTATTTAACTGAAAGTTCAGGGTTTATGTCATTTTTTAACAAAATGAGACACGTTAACACGATGTTTAAGCTTAATAATCCTTGGATTAACCGCGTTGCCTATGGTTTGTTTGATAATTGACAAGAGGTGAAATAGTTGTGAGACAGGCAACGCTAAATGTTTTTTTTGATATTGAAACCTTAACAGTAAATCGCAAAGCTGACCCGAAAAAACAGTTGGTGATGGAATATATTGTTTCATATAAATACAAATGGAAAAATGGAGTTGTGGAAAAGCTGGTTCCAAACCTTGAAACCATGATTAGAAATTTATTGACTTTAAAGCGTAAACATATAATATTATTAGCACATAATGGCGAAGGTTATGACTTCGCTTTTTTGCATAGATGTTTAGTTTATGAATTTGGGTTGGTTCCTAAAAATTCGTATTTGAGAAATAGTTTAAATCATGAGTTAGAAACTAAGATTAGAGATGAAAAAGCGTCATATTTACATGTTGCACGCGTTAAAAGCGCAACAAAAACCAAGCTTGAATTTAGATTAGAGAATACAAACTTTGAAACAAAAGATACGTTACCTATTACTCACATGTCCGTTAAAACAATAGGTTCAACGTTGGTTGATTTAGGGCTGCTAGATAAAGGGAAACTTGAATATAAAGAGAAATCAAACTTTAAAAAGCATATGAGTAGACATGAGAAAAAAGCTTTTTTGCGCGAAAAAGATAATTATAAGAAGTTTGATAAAAAACAAGAAATGTCATATGCTGAATGCAAAAAATATTGCCAAAAGGTTTATGATAGCTTAAGTGATGAATCAAGAGCATATTGTATGCAAGATACAAATGTTATTTATACTATGTATTATGCTTATAATCGTATTTATGCAGCAACATATGACCCGAGTAAATTAACTTTATCGCAAAATATTTTAAAGCAGTATGAAATAAATGATTTAGCTAGATTTCAATTATTGAATAAAGTAAGAACGTCAGATGATAAATTTAAGCGTCTTGAACTTACATCTTTTATTTTTGATAAAACCGCTACAGGTCAATATGAAAATATGTATCAATATATACACAAATATTATAAAGGTGGGTTAAACTTTTATAATGATAAATACGTGGGTAAATTGGTGCATGGTCATATAGTTCATATTGATTTAAATTCTAGCTATCCTACGGTTATGCGTTATCGTGAGTTTCCTACTTTTTTAAAAAAGGGTGGTATTGTAAATACAGATATTTCATTTAATCCTAAATATTACTATTATGTCCAAATGTCAAAAGTTGCTTTTCAAAAGTTAATTGTTTCACAAGTAAAGTCTAAGATTGCAAGACAAATATTTGTTAAATATTTTAATAATCCAAGTGATAGCGTTTATCTTCAAACCCCTCATATTAAGTTATTTTCTATGTTTTTGAATAAAGAAATTAAGTCACTTCCTGTTATTTCTTATTTAAAGTTTGATAAAAAGCCTTTCGGTGGTCTTTATACGATACAAGTAAATTATCAAAAGAAAACGGGAGCTAAGAAACGACATGCATGTAAAGGTGAAGTTGCAGGTTATAAAGTAACTTTAAATGGAATTTATGGGATACCAGCATTAAGACCGTTTTTTCCACTTTATGAATATGATAAGCGTATTAAAAAGATGGTTAGCGTTAAGGATGATTTAGGCAATAACGCTTTTCATAATTCCGAAAGAAACATTACTTTTGCTAGTTCCGTGACCGCTTATGCGTTTTTGCAATTGTTAACGCCGCTAACCTATAATATAAAAGGAATTGATAAAAACTTTTATTATTGCGATACTGATTCTATTTTCATGAATTTTGATTATTGGAATACGATTAAAAAGCATGTGCAAACAGATAAATATGCATTAGGTGCATGGGATAAAGAGCATACAGATGTGAGAGATCTATATATTTTAAATCATAAGAAATATGCTTTGTGGTCATGGGATAATTGCAAAGTAGAGGTGTTTGCTGGTGGTATTCCTATTAAAGCCTTTAAGACTGAAAAATATGATGATTTGAAAACCTTTGTTGATGCTACTTTTCACGATGGGTGTAAAATTAAAAATACGCGTAATGCTTTTACCGATGATAAAGTAATTGTTTTATACGAAGCTGAAACAGAGATCAACAAAGGAAGTAAATATAAAGATCATTTTCCAACTAAGCAAAAAGAAATTAGGGAAGATAAATTGACAAGGGCGGTCACTATGATAATTATGATGAACCGTGAAGCCAAAATAAAAGATGCTGATTCGAGTTTATATTATGAAACGCCCATTGGTTCATTTTCAAGAAATGAAATTTTCCCACCGATTTATCAAAGTGATACTGCTTCTAATCTTTCGTTTAGATCGTTAATTAATACTCATGGTAGAATAGAATTGAAGATTGATAGTTTAGTTGATATCTCAACTATTGAAAAGAAACGTAAAGAGGTTATGCAAATATGAAATTAACTGAGATTGATTTTTTCTATAACACGCCATTCAATGATTTTCAAAATTTTATTCATTTTCCATCAAATGAAGCGCGTGATAATTGGTTTGAAGGTCGTTATAATATGATGTCATATATTCCACCACGCCGTTTTAATTTTGTTAAAGATCGCTTAAGTTTACGTACAACGCTTACGACACAGCAAACTTACGGTTTAAATTATTGCCGCTTTAGATCAATGTTTGATGGTGATCGTTGGTATTATGCACGTGTAATTAATACTAGATATATCAACGATGGTGTAACGGTTTTAGATATGGTGCTAGACGTTGTTACAACATTTTTACAAGGTGATTTTACAGATAAAATTGGTTTAGTGCAGGTTCAAAGAATGTCATGCACCAATCGGACCATTAATAAATATAAACAATGGATTATGAATAATAATGATGTGTTGAGTTTTCCCAAACAATATACGCACCAATTAATTGAAGCGTGGAAAGATTATTTTGTCGTGTTTACTACTAGTGTTTCATTAAAAGAAGACTTCGGTGATGAGGACAATCCAAAATTAAAAACATCCACAGGGCAAACTTATGATGGAATTGTGTCGCCGGTTGATCTATATTGTTGTAAATCACAAAGTGATTTTACTAATTTAATGAGTTACTTAAAAGATTATCCTTGGATTAGTCAAAATATTAATAACGTTGCTATTGTGCCTGCAGAGGTTGTTGATGAAAAAGACTTAAAAAAAGTAAGTAATGCTAAAATGGATGGAATTAATTCGGCAAACGTTTATCAATTTAAACAAAATGGGAAAACTCGTTCGTTTCAGATGAATGGTATCACGGTCCCACTTGAAAACTTTGATGAATATTTTAATTTTGACGATGGTGTACCTGATTGGGCTTACCGCGTTGAATATACAAACATTGAATTGGACGCATGGAATGGTCAACAAGTAACATTAGCCCCTTGTTTTTTGCCTAAAGAGGGTTTGCGAATGATCGCTCAAAGTACTTTTGGATATCATAATGAAATCAGATGTTTTCCAGATCGATACAAAGATGATGGCGAAAATTCTATTAATGGTTTATATCGAGGGACATATGCAAACCAAGCTATTATTTTTGATGTATTTGATGACATTCCAGTATTGGTTGATAACTATAAATTAGGTAAAGCACAAACCGCCCATCAAAGAGCTTTGAATAATGATCGGCAAATTTCTAGTCGTATCAGTGATGTCATGAATCCAAATAAGAGTTTGCAAGATCGCTTTTTTAACGCTGTAGCTTTAACTACTAGCGTATGGGGTGGTGGAATTATTGGTACCGCCAAAAACGCATTAGGTCAATTTACTAGCGAGTGGGAGTACTACCGTGACCAGAATGCTAAGTTTGCAGACATGGCTATTAGTGCTCCCTCGGTAGGAAGTCAAAACAATTCTCAATCGTTCAACATGTCAAAGGGTATTTTTGGCGTAACGATTCGCTTTGCTTCAATTGGTACCGAAAATATGGATAGGGTTTTGACTTACTATAATACGTTTGGTTTTGATTTTTCGGGGCAATTGTTAAAGCTTGAAAAGCCTGATACTTTGCCAATGCTTAACTATTATCAATTTTCGGGCAATTGGGTTTTAAACGATGTTCCCCCGCAATTTATGGAACAGTTAAAAGTAGAGTGCCAAAATGGTATCAAGCTGTGGAAAGCTAACAGCATGGATAATCCATTTAGACAGAACACTCGTTATAATATGGAAGGATTAGAATAATGCCATTAAGAAAAGAGTATACTGATAAGCAATATAAAGAGTTTTTATACACACCACTCTCAAGTTCTTATGGAACTCGCGAAGATAAGGTATTAAATTGGTTTTTTGCTAGACATCCTCCTATTATTAATAATTTTGGACTTACAAAAGCTAATATGAAAAATACTTATTTACCTTATATAACTAGTCATTTAGGTAAAGGTGCCTATTGTATTTTTCTTGGCTATGTTGTCGAAGAGGGTGCTACTGGTTCAGCTGGGTGGATTAATAATAGACCTCGCTGGGGCAACGCTTATCAGCAATTAAAGCAAGATGTTGCTTTAATTAAGTCATGTCTTAAAAACCCTAGATTATTTGGGCTTAATCAAAAGGCACCTGAAACGGGTTTTATTCCTATTAATGCAACAGGCAAGCGTATTTATCATGGTTTGCCTAAAGGCTCAACAGGGGCTATGTATATGCAATTAACATTAGCTGGGAATGCTTGTTGTTGGAATAGCCGGGCGATGAATGGTGGTTATTATTTTGGCAACCCTTATGATGGTATTATTGATATGATAAAACAATGTGGTGGAAAACCTTTTGCCGGTCTTAATGATGGCGGCGAAAGTGATGGACATTCTTCAATGGGTGACCAAGGAAGCGGAATTAATATTAAGCTCCCTAAAAAGATTTATTTAAATAATTCTAGTTTTACTTTTATGGGCGTTCACTTTATCAGGCAACGTTCATGGTTGACTATTAAATATCCGTTTAATTTAGGTACCAACGCTACTGGAAAAGGCTCAAAAAGTTCAAAAGATATTCAAGGTGAGGATATTAAAGGCAATAAAAAAGCCGTCGAAAGTGCCGTTCTAGAAGCTAGAAGAATTATTGCTTATAATAGAAAACACCGTATATATTATTTAATGGTTCATCCGCAATATGACCCTGTTAGAACAGGTCATGCTGATTGTTCGGGGTTTGTTTGTTGGTGCTTTCGTAAAGCCTATCCAGGTTTATATAATAATGGCTATGGTTATACGGGTTCTATTTTATCATATGGAAGAATTCATAGATGGGTTGTATATGCTGGTTCACAAGCTGGATTAATTAGAAAGATGTCAATTGTCCATACTGGTGATATTTTAGTCATGGGTCATGACCCTAATTGTGGTGCTGGTGGTACTTCTCATACTTGTTTTTGTATTGGCGGCTCTGGTCCCAATGCTACTATGGGCAACATGGAAGCTAATTTAATGGTCAAACCGCTTCATTATTTATTGAAAAATTGGTGGGTATCCTATCCAAGTCCATTTCCCTACATGTATGTTTTAAGACCGAGGTAAATTTTATGAGTATTTTAAAGAAAGATAAACCACAAGAATTATTAAAATATTTGACAAAAATTAGAAAAAACGTGCCAAAACAATACAATAATTTTAAATTGCTTGATAATTTAGCTAATGATAAAGTAGATCTATTGTTTTCAATAACTACGCGTGGTGATGGAAAAACCTTTAATTATCTTTACGCCCTAGCAAAATTATCTGAAAAATTTCAATTTTGCACTATTGTAATTGTACGCCATATGGAAGTAAGGGCGGCAATGATTCAACAAATTCGCGATGTTTATGACACAATGGATGATTTATTTTTGCGTGATTTTACTTATAAATTATCTCCTGATTACGTTTTAGTCCAATATAAAGGAATTACGTCTTTTATTGTTTGCGATTTAAACAATGCTAATGACTTAAAAAACTATTCAGCCGTACTAAGACATGCTAATTTAATTTTATATGATGAGTTTTTAGCTGTGGGCGGCGAATATACACCGCATGAGTTTATTAAATTTAAAACTATTTTTGAAACTATGGATAGAGCTTTAATAGATTCGATGAAATATACCAATAACCGTCGTAAAGCTATTTTTCTAGCAAACCCGGTTGACTTTTCTAGTGAATTTTTAGCGCAATGGCACATGTATCACTATTTAGAAGTACAAGAGATGAACACAATTAAGGTCTTTAAAAATATTGCTATTGAGCGTCGTAAAAATATCGCCCCACAAGCTAATAAAAACAACCGTATTTTTAATGACGAGACAAATGAAAGCATCTTGGGCGCTTTTCACGTAAATAATTGGTCAATTGAGGAACCTAAGGTTAACATGAAAAAGGTCACAGTTAAATTAGCAGAAAATTATCTTAATATCTTTTTATCAAAAGGAAACAAACCAATTTTAGACGTTTCTCCTTATGAGAAAAATTACTCTTATAATACGGAATTAGTCGATAATGCTGATCAGTCAAAGTATTTAAAGCCTTCTTACTATCGTGATACTTTTTACAAAAAGTACACACAAGACCGTTATAAATTCTCTAATCAATATTCTAAATCGTTTATTTTGGAAAACTACTCGACTTTAAACGTCAACCGCATTATTAGAGAAAATATTAATGTTCAGCCTAGCTTTAAACAGCAAGATGAGCAACGCAAAAAATTTGATCTTGAGTTACTAAAACAGCGTTTATTAATGCAATATTTATGATATAATATAAATGTGGTTTGATTCATAACCACCTTCCCTATTTATAAACAAAAAGCATGTTTCATATGAAACATGCTTTTTTTCTTTTATGAGAACCACCCCCACGCGCTGGAAGAGCCATTAGAATACCATTCTCGTACAGGCAAATAGTATTCGCGGTATGTAGTGCCATGGTAAGTGGATGGTTTTTCATATTTGCCGTTTGCCGGTTTGCCTACGCGGTAGTGAATCCAAGTATACTTGCCAATTTTGGCTATTGAATCATACTTTTGTCTTTGCCCTGGGTAGATCATACCCGTTGTTTTATTGGTTAAAATAGGTGCAGAACGTCTGTTTTTAATTTCATAAGAAGCGTGAAAAATACCATTTTCTCTCTTAAATCCTATAGGTAAATGCGTATTTTGATCAATGTTCCACCAAGTTTCACCCGTGTCTTTTGATGGGTCGCTTATTTGACCTGTATCGGTGCTTTCGCTGCTAGTTGATTTAGTACCCTCAACATCACTTCTCAGTTGCTCAAAGCTAATACCGATTGAAGCTAAATAAGTTTGAGGGTCGGTGTGACTAGTTTCATGATTGGTTCTAGCCCAGTAATTATGCGTTCTTACTTCTTTTGGTAGACCTCGGTCTAGCTTTTTAGGAATACCTAAAATATCGCAAAATTGTCTAATCAAATGAATATAATTGGTATAAGCTTCCTGGGCTCTAACACGGTCATTAGGAAACTCACATAGTTCAATTTGAACTGGTGAGTTGAGATTAGCGGTTTCTCCCGCACCCCACGCTACATACCCAATGTCGCCGATCAAGTAGCAGTCTTGATCATCAACAACTAATTGAACATATGCTTCACTTGATAACCAATTGTTTTTAAAGTATTGCGCCTCTTCTTTGGCGCTTGCATTAGGTGTAGCAGTTGAGTGAATCGTAATAAAGTTATTATTAGTTTTTTGACTAGACCCTTCGTTTAAGCCTAATTCATAACTCTTATTGATTGCTTTTTTCTCGTTGTTGTAATTATACCAATAATTAGGACTCGTCGATTCATTTATTTCTCTGCTCTTATAGTAACGCACTGTTTCTACCGTATTCGGCGAATCAGCGTTTATAGTCAAAGCCTGTATTTTAGCCTCATCCTGTGCGTCAATTTGATATCCATCAATTACAGGAAAACTTGGAATAGGCAAAACGGCACTTTCTGGATTCCAGTTGCCGTATCTTACTTGACCGGTGACGATATCTTCAATAGCATTTCTTTTAAATTCTGCTGTTTGAATGATCGGATCAACCATCTTTTTCACCTCTAATTATTGGTTACAATATTGATTGTTCTTGTTACATTACGCAAAAGGTCACCCACGCCTTGAGGGTTATCAGGCGTTATATTACTGATAATGTTATGCTTCAAGTTGACCTGATAACTTTGAGCCTGATTAGTAAAAGTAATATTAGCAGGAATATTATTATCGTTAATCTGATAGCCTTGTTCTTTTAAATGAGCTTCAGTAGTTTGCAAGTCAATCTGAGGTTTTGCCCCTACTACTCCGTTATAGGTTAGAGTGTCAACAACCGAATTATTATTATCATTATCAACAAAATTAATCGTAATTACACCGCCAAGCGCTGTGTACATAATATTAACACTAGTGCTCTTTGTATCAGCTGTTACGTCCTGTTCAGGAATTACTGTGGGAGTTGCTTGATACCCATCAATAACAGGCGCCGTGTAAGCGTCCCATTTCCCCTGCGCGGGTGTCCAATCATTATAAGTAATTTTCCCCGTTACTTGGTCTTTATCGGCTGTTCTGGTAAATTTAACTGTTTGAATTACAGGGTCTTTTAAATTTCTAGTCATTTTATTATTCCTTTCATTTCTTGGATTCTTATTATTCCTTGGATTCTTATTATTCCTTTGATTCCTTTAAATTATTTCGATTCATTGGTTAACAGATTGATTGTTCTCGTTACCTCCCTCCTTAAATCTGGTACGCCCTGCGGATTGTCAACCGTCGCGCGAATTATATTGTCTTTTTCTTCATCTGGATTGTAGGGCTCGTCTTCTTCATCTGGGCTACTGGGTGCCTGCCCATTATAAAACTTCTGAGGGACCTCCCCCGACAAGTTAAAGGTCGCTGTTAGAATGTCACCTTTTAAATAAATTCCTCGATAGTGTTCGCTAAAAGTGTTTTTATCGTTATACCCATCAGCAAATGTAGCTAGCGTCAATTGATAAGGGTCGCCCCCTAAAATCAAACGGTCGTGGTCAAAATTGTAACCAATTGTCCAGCTAGCCCGCGCCGAAACTGGTTTAATATGAGGCGCGCCGTTGGTTATTTGCACACTTTCAATTTTCATGTCGTTTAAAAATGCAAATTCGCCTGTAAACCCAAATCCAACAACATAACTTAAAGGGTGTTTTGAAAGCGGCAACGCCCCACCATTAAGCTCTAGGTTTTGTAAATTGTGATTAGCGTACGGAATCCTCACGTTTAGCGTAACGGAATTTTGTCCATAAATAGCTCCGGCTTTAAACGTTCCCCATCCTTCAGGCACATCGCTAGAACCATTGTAGTATTTATGATACCAATTGCTTGACGGAATGGTTTGATATTTTCCGTTTAAACGGTTTAAGATGTTTTGGATTGCTTTGGCAAGATCTTTAATTTTTCCGTCTAATCCATTTAACCCGTCGCGCAATTTTTGAATCTCGCTACTGTTCTGGTTCACTTGGTTTCGCAAAGCTTCAACAGTTTGCTCTAACGCTTTTAATTCTGGTTCAAGGTCTTTAACATAAAGACCTTCAGGCGTGCTTTTGATGGCGTTGGTTACATCTGTCAGTAGTCTTACTAAGGCTGAGATGTTGATGATATCGTCGCCTTTTTCCCAATCACCCGTCTTGTCGATTTCTACGCTAGACGTGTTTTGCACTTTTAAATCGCGTCGCAATAATTTATTGATTGCACAAATTATGTAGTCTAGCTGTTTAATTCTAAACCCTAAATAATCATAGTATGATTTAGCGTTAGTGTTGTAATCCGCATCGTCGTCGTACCACGGTCTAAAATGTCTTTTGTCGCCAAACCAATGGCTTAAGTGCCATCCATCTTTATTATATGATGGGTCATAATTAGGTGGATAATTTCTAAAATGGTTTAGCCAATCTTCCCACTTGATGTCGTCTTTATCATTCATTACTTCTCACCACTATTACTAGTTTTTAAGGCGTTTATTTGTGCCTCTAGCCCACTTACAGCGTTTTGCACTTGTTCGTTAATATATGCACGCAAGGTTGTATTTAGGCTTATTACGCTGTCTTTAACTTCTTGCACGGTTTGGTTGTTGCTGTTTTTATATGCGTTAAAGTCTTTGATGTTGACTTTGTTTATTTCAAGTTGATTTTCTGCTGCTTTAGCGCGGAATGTTTCATCTTGGACTTCTCTTTCAATCTCGTTTTCGCGCTGGGTTGCGCGGGCGATTTCACTATCTAAATCATTCGCTAAGTCTTGCAAAGCCTGCTTGCATTCAATTAAATTTAATTCTAGATTGTGATTCAGCTCTTGAAACTTGGCGTTATTAGCAACTAATTGTTTTGTTTGGTGGTCTTTGTACAGTTCTTCATGGATAAATTTTCCATGATTGCGCCGCCAAACAATTTCACTAGGCTCAATATTATTAATGACAATTGCTTTAATAGCATTAATATCATTACTTGTCTGTTGTTTCATGTGTAACACTCTCTTCTTTCATCTTTTCTAAGCTTTTATGATAATTATGGGCTTTTAATGCTTTCTGGTCAAGTTCTTGCTTTACGGCTGGAATCTTTGAAAAGTCTATCCCTGTAATGTTTTCCATATGCGCTAATACGCTCGCAAGCTCAAAATAAATCAGCATTACGGTTACTGCGTCGGCACCGCTTCTAATATAATTAATTATATTAGAAACTCCTTTAAACTCGCCCCAATCATTTAAGTGGACAATGAGTAGCAAAAAAATTAAAAAGCTTGCGATGGCTACTTTGTTAATCAAACCCTTAATCGCGCCTCCGCTATTGGCGTCCTTGCTATAAAAATCATGGTCAATTGTCCCAACAATAATATCTAAAATCATCATTATAATAATAATGATAACTTCAAAGTCTAAAATACCTAAGTTGTCCATTTTATTTACTCCTTACCAAATTTGTAAAAACAACGCTGCATCAAACTCATCTAATTTGCGATTGTATACATTGTCTAGCTGGTCAATTACACTAGGGCTATTACTCGAACTATTGCTTGCTTGGTGCGCTTGCACATTGGTTTTTCCATGCTGATAATTGGTCGAATCTGCAAATGGCACTTCACTATCATTTAAATTAAGTTCTGTATTATCCTGCGGCAGCGTACTGTCAGCGGTTCTTGCTTCATTGTTTGAATTTTGTTGGCTGTTTTGACTAGCGTGCTGAACTCCGTTAAACATATCGTTATAATATTTAAACACATCACAAATCCACTGATTATTAGTAAGCATTAGGTTAACCAGCTTATTCCTAAATAGATCAAGTGTTTGATATTTGATTTCGCGGTTGATAAATCTGTTTAAAAATATTTGTTTGAAAAACTTATCGGCATCCTGATCGGATAAAGCAAAATTGCTAAAAATTTCGCTATTAGTAATTGTTCTAATAAAGGGCGTATACTGTGCTACTTCAGTGAGTAGAGAATCACCCATCGTTCTTAATTGATTAGTGTCTTGATTGAAAAAAGCATTATAACCTTCAGTTTTAGCTTTGGCTTGGATTATCTCTAATAGGGTTGTTGTCGTTTTCATTTGTATCACTTCCTAGCATTCCTACGGCGTCTTTATCAATTGCTACGCTATATTTCATTCCATAGCGATGATTTAATAAATCAAGTGCTTTCTGTCTTGATTCTAACCAGATGTTCCCATTCATTGTTACATAGCCAAGATTGCCGTTTGCTTCACTAGCTGTTACGCCGCTTTCTTTGTCTACTGCTAACACATTGATTCCAAATAAAGCGTTTAGCTCTGCGATTTTGTTTTGATATTCTGTTTTTAATTGCGCTAAGTCGTTAGCCAAATCTGTATTGTTAATCGTGATCAAGTGATCTTCAATATCGAATGTTTTAGCCAATTTTACAAATGGATTTCCATTGTAAATAGCACTAATCATCTGATTTAATGTTTCATCGCCCGGGTCACCTGTTAAAACCGTTTGTATTTTGGCTTGAATAATCAAGCTGTAGCGACTTGCTACGATTTCACTAAGCTCATCAGCATAATGTTGGATAATTTCAAAATCATTCGTTAGGTTGATTTGTTTGTTCCAAAAAACAACAAAATCTCCTGTAGCCCCGTTATCCCAATTCCATATCTCTAAAAATTGATTGGTTTTTGCACGCTCTGGTAATAATTCCTTGGGCATTGTGTAGTTAATCATTCTCCCAGTATATCTACGTGGTTTTAACAATAAATCAGGACGATTATAGGCGAATTGGTTATTATTGATATAACCTAATATTCCAATCTGTCCAAACTTATTTTTGCCTACTGCTACTCCATAACCTTCGCGTAAAGCTATTTCAAGGGTCGCTTTATCAAAAGGCTTGATATTATAATAAAATAAAGTTGCAAGTCCTTCTAAATAACGCCCAATAAAAAAGCGGTGAAACTTATCGCGATGTTCCACCACTTTACGCGATAGATCACGACTTAATTCTATTCCGACTCTATCGTTATCTATCATCATTAAAACCTCTATTTTGTTACTTCGACGCATACCTTGTTATAAAATGGTGAAATACTCTTAAATGAATAGTAATGCATCCAATAAGTATATTCATCCAATTCATTGTTGTAAAAATATGATGGCAAAAGCTTAGATGTGTTGCGACGATAATAGATACCTCTTACATCCATTAACATGGCAAACTCATCTGTATCTGGTTTAATTTCATGCGCCGCTTTGCCAAATGATGGGGCTTTTGTTACATCAAAGGTAAAGACAACGCCTTTGTTAAACACATCTCCTGCAGCAACTTGATAATCACCCATTGATCTAAATACTGGAACATCATTATCAGTAATGGTTACGTCTTGGTCTAATTTCCAAACTCCACCCAAATCATCAAACGAAATGATATGATTGGTTAAATCCAACCCGGCAATTTGAAATGTGTTAGCAATCTTGGTATCAAGTAAATATGCTTTTACCTTATCAGTTGTAATCATTAACATGTCTTCTAACGGCGTTTGTGTAGTATAACGACCAACTGCACCACCTGAAGCTTCACTAGCTTGGTTATACTTTTCCGAGTTGTTTTGAATATTCAAAACCATCTCAAACAATTGGCTGGTTAAATCTTCCATATCCTTTGCTTTTCTGGTAAGATTTGCGCCCATATGATTAAGAGCATAATCAATAATCATAGCACGAATTTCTTTTTCCTCGTCTACGTTAATATCGCTAATTTTCTTACGATATACAGCAGTTGCGTATTTAATCGCGTCTCCCAAGGTTTGCCAATTCAAACGGTTCTCGTTGTCGTTAAGCGTAAATTTCATCTTTTTATGTACACCACTCCCATATAAACGGGTAGCCATCTTAGGATAATTACGTTTTAACATTAATTCAGCTTCTTTTGATAAGTTTAAATCAACGGGAACGCTATCTAAAATTACATATTCTTCAGAAAGCTGCGCAATATAAGGCGTTTCCTTGGCTAACCAATTAAAACGATTCCCAAGTTCAACATTAATCAGCTTAGTACCCTGAAGCTTAGGAAAAAGATAATGATTAACATAAGTTTCAAATTGTGTACCTAGGTTGTTATAATTAGTTCCTAAGTTCCATGCTTCATTCTTATCTTTGTTATATTCAGTCAAAGAATCTTGCAATGCAAGACCAATTGTCTTTTTTGTGTTTTGATCAGCCATTAGTTAAGACCTCCACGCAATTTAGTTGTTAAATCATCATTAGCTCCGCCATTAATAGACATATTGGAATTTAATTCGGTTGCCTTTGAAGCCTTCCCATCACCATAATTAGAGCCCATCATAGACTTCATTTTGTTTTCTTGATCGTTCATCTTAAACCTCCTATAATAAATTCTCAAAATCTTCAACGCTATTATCGTTGTCACTGTCTTCTTTTTTGTCTGGTTCATCGTTTTCTTTTGAATCACCATCATTAGAAACAGCATTCAAAATACTAGTTAAAAGATCAATCGCACTATCTAGCTTATCCGATAAACCTTGCAATTTAGCCTTCGAGTCTGCAGCATCATCTGAACTAGGAGCAGTATCTACTGGTTTATCGGTAGATTCTTTCTTTGGACTAGATGTTTCGCCGTCTTCTTGCGGATTTGTTTCTTGTGGAACATCTGTAGTTGTTGGCTTTTCATCTGTCTTTTTATTTTCATCATTATTCATGTTTTCCACCTCACAAAAAAATAAAGGGCTCTCCTTTTTCTACAAGCATAGCCCTTTATATGTAAATTGTCAAAATAAAAGAATAATCTACTTAACTGACGAATAGTTAACAGGTTGACTTTATAAGTCCACCCATTCAACATTATAAAACTTCTTAATTGAACCATCCTTTTGCTTTGAAAAGGCGTTTGTATATGCATGGGTCTTGATACCTACACGACCTTGCTTAATAGCATCAATTACAACACTATCTTGCAACATTTCTTTGACATCGTCAACAACGTAATGGGGAAGGTTAATCAAAATATGATCACCAATAGCTACAGCCTCATCCCCAAATTTACCCTTACTGTTAATGAACAGCCCTTGAATAGGATAAGGCTTTTCACCTTGTTCATCTAATAAATCCTTTAATGATACATAGTTATAATTACTAGTATTAATATTCATAAATGCATTAGCATTGTTAAACTTTGACATTAAACCCATAATAGTTTTACCTCACTTATCTTTGTATAAATTCCACAACTGTTTCACGTGTAACATTCTTTAAATTGTCTTCATCAAGACCAAGAGACTTGAAATAAATAAACATATCGTCTACTACTTCGCGCTTAGCTTTTAAAATACGTTTAGGCACCTGCTTATAAAAATAAGCTGAACTTTGCGCTACATCCGTATTATTACTGATATCAATTGGCTTAATTGCTTTACAACAAAGAAACTTAAAACAATACTCACGACGATAATCTTTTAGCATTTCATCACCCCCTATCTCGATTGCAATTATAGTATAACATCTCTTTCAGCCTGTTACAACTATTTTTTTAAAATTTTTTGCAAAACCTGACGTGAATAAAAACGCCCATATGCTCGAACAAACGTTTTAAATACTGTTTCTGTAAATAAAATACTTTTATGCGAATTCTCCATAAGCAGTAAATAATTGCCCTTTGCACTTTCATTATAAATACGTTTCACTGTTCCATGTGAAACATAATAGCGATATGTAGCTTCAGCTACCCGAGCACTAATCTTGCCTGAAGACATACCACCATATATAAAGTTATATCCAAACCTAATATAATAATTGTCTTTACCTAACTCTTTTGATAATGAATTAGCTTCACTCATACGGCTCTATTTTCCTCTCTAAGCACTTTTAACGCGTCCCTGGATAGATTACACGGGTTGGATTTAAAATCGTATGTAACCCCCGTTTTTAGCCCTCTAGCGGCGGCTGCTAAAATATATTGATTAGCCGGAATAAAATCAACATGCATCCCTTCAACACTAAAATTCTGCTCATGCACAACCTCAACAATGGACTGCACTAAATAAAATCCTTGATAGATATGCACTTCATTTGTCGAAAACTTTTGCAAAGCCTTATAAAACAGGTTTGCTAAATCATAATCGTAAACATACGTTTTACGAATACCACTAACACGAATAATATAAGGCTCTTTATAATTTTTATCAGTGAACAATCGTTTCACATGAAACACCCCAATTCTTTAAAATCAACTTACATGTTTAGTATAACTCTTTTGGCAAAAATGCAAAGGGAATTATACAAAATATTTTCGAAATGCTTGATATATGGCTTGACTTGACTTTTAGAACGTGTTATGGTCATTATGCGGGAAGGAGACTCCTATATAGGCACCCAAAAATTCGATTTTTCCTTTTTTCGCTCTGGAGCTATTTTAAAGCCCTCAGAGCGTTTTTTATTGTGCCCCCTATGATTATGCTGGTTAGGTTTTAAAACGGCTTAGAGGTGCCAAAATTTGAAGCTGACACGACAATAGGGTTTATGCACGATAGCTGGTTTGTATGTTTATTATTTTGTTGGTCAATACTATACGATTTTTTCAACCGCTCAAAAAAATATTTTTGTCAACCCCTTGACTTTTCAAATGATTTGTGCTTTAGGGGGCTGGGTGGTCAAAAAGGTACGGTACATCTACTTT